CACCCATCACATTATAACACAGAAAGGAGGTTATTGTGATTCTGTAATTTCTTCTGTAGGTGTACCTAGATATGCAGTTCCTATTGGTCTTTTATCATGTGGAAAGAACCATAATATATCTCGTCTAGTTCTTTCTGCTATCATAATAAGTTTATCAATAGGTACTTTGTTAGTTCCTTTTTCATACTTTTGTATTTGTTGGAACGTAACACCACAATAGTTAGCTAATTCTGTTTGAGTCATTAGCTTACGTTTGTGATCACCTACTATTCTTCTATAATCTAATCTTGCTTCTTTTATTTTTTCACCAATATGTTGATATATATTAGACATTACCTTTCCTCCTTGTTGCTTCTAATGTTCGCCAAATTTCTATTTTCATTTCGGCAGTACGTCTTTTGTTTTTCATATTTAGCAGCTGCACATTTAATGTATGCATCTTATTAATATGAGCTTTATACGTTGCAGATGCATAAAATTCTTCGGTAGCTTTTGATACAGAATTTTCGGAAGCACTAACAAACGATCCTTTAATGTGTTTCAACATATCATCACCATATGAAACCTCCGCAGTAATTTTAGCGAAGGGTTCATCTGTTGACGCTAGATATGTAATCATTTCGTCTATCTTCATTATTTCTACCAACTACATTCGTAAAGGATTGTATCATTATTATCAAGAGCTTTTTTACAATCAGCTAAAAAATCTAGATCTTGTTCTCTATATTCTTCTACTGATTCCTCTTGAAATTGTTGTCCCCAAAAGAATCCATCTTCTGCAACATAATCTTTATAATTATTTTTGATGGCTTCTTCTAATTTTGCAACAACTTCTTTAGTCATTTCTACAGGTACATCACCTGCATTAAATCCTAAATTAAATGATCCATCTGGTTCAACATCTGGGTTTTGTTGTTCCCACATTGTTGCCATAAACTTTTGAAGTCTTGCGTGTTTTCTCCACGTATGTCTTCCTGCAAATTGATCTAGTCCCATTATTTTACTCCTGCGTTTTTCATTATTTTGCCTACTGGCGTTTCATCAATCAACTTTTGTACTCGATCGATTTCTCCTTTGAGATGCATAATTAACTTCTGTAATGTATACAACTCAGCTTGTAAAGATGCAGACCTATATGTATCTTGCTGTATCTTTAACAATTCATCTAATTTAGTCCCTACTGGATCCATTGTTTCCTTTCTGCTTTTGAATATAATCAAAAACTAATTTATCTATTGCTTCTTTACTTCCATACATTTTATTAAATGCTCTAATCAAATGTACTATATCCATATCACCAATAGCTATTGGCTCTTGTTTGGATTCTGAAAAATAAGTTTGACTTAACTGATCTTGCATATCACAAGGTATTGTTTTACCTGTGAGATCAAGCAGCTTTAGTATTTTGTATACTTGCATTTTTCCTCCTTACTATTGCAACATCACCTGCAATAAAATCACCTGGAATACACATATGTCCAGTTCTTTGCTGCCATTCATACCAAGCAACTGTTGCTCTTTTGTTTTGTTTGAAACCATATCTAAGCTTTGCTTCTTCATCACAAAGCATTTCAAAGCTTCTGTTAGATACATCTGTATTATATCCTTTATGTATCTCTAACATTTGTACACCCAATAATTGTTTTATTTTGTCCCAATCTGGTTTCTTTTCAAATGGTAATGTATGGGCTTCATTACTTGTCTTCCATATTATCAACTCGTACATCTTTCTTTCCTTTCATTATTTCACTTCTGATAAACTTTAAATAATGCTCCACAATATCTGCGGCAGCACCAATAAAGTATAAACACCATATTGCTGCCGAAAGCATAGCTACCAAAATATATTTTAAAAATTTAAAAAACTTCGGTATCACCCCTTCGACATTTGTGCGTAGACTTTTAGCTTTCTCTTTGATAACGCCAATCATATATACCTCTTTTCGAATCATTATTTCTTTCTTTAGTCAGCTCTCTCATCAAGGGAGAGCTACGCCTTGCTTTATCCTCATAGTGCAAGGCAACTATGTGTTTACAGAACGCATAGGGAGAAACCACCTTGACATCAAGATGTAACTAACTGCGTTCCCTAGGATTCTTTAAATCGTATAATCCAATAATTTTTTTGACTTTATCGTAAACAGAATAAGCATCTATTTTTTTAGTATCTAAATAAACTAATGCTTCTTGTTCTAGCATATACCTGTGTAATACTTTTTCTAGTATTAATACTTCTTCAGAACTTAGTATTATGCTGACTAACTTTCCATTCGTATCTAGCTTCTTCGGCATTATCTATATGCTCCTGTATATCCTGCGGTAGCGTAATACCACACGCAGTTATTCTTGCTAGAAACTCCTGTTGTTCTATCTTGCATTCAGCATAGTCAAAGTGAGCTTTATCTAGCTCGTCTTGGATTGTTTGTTTGTATCTTCCCATCTTTGTTTTCTTTCTAATTGTTGCATTTCTATTTCTTGTCTTATTGCTCTATTGATTTCATCAACCATAGATATGTTTTCTTTCATCAAAACAATACCATAGCCAATCATAAATGCAATTATTAGTAGTATAATAAATGTCATTAGTTCCACCATTTCTTGTCAGTTTCTTCACGTTTAACTACCTTGTATGGTAGCTGAACAGTCTTTGGCATATACTTTGCAACTGCAAAACAAAGTCCCAAGACTATTCTTATTGGTAACATAATTGCAAACCAAATCCATTTGGCAGCAACATTCATCAACCAATTCTGTATCTTATGTAGCATATCTACTCCTTTAGTTTCTTGTGTACTCATATAACTCCAATCTTATTTTCTTATCAGCAGGTGTATTATGATTATACAATCTTTCTAGATTTACTATAAAATCATTTCTACTACCTTGGTTCTTTAACTTAGCTGAGAAGTTTTTAAGTTTCTTTTCAAACGTCTTCCAACTAAATTTAGGGTGCTGCATAAGAACTATCATAGCCAATACAAAAGATCTTTTCTTATAGTATTGAAAGTATTCACCTACTTTGTTTATAGATCTAGCCCAGGTCTTACCTTGTTCTAGATTCTGCAAAGTAAACTTACCATCTTTAAACTCTTTTAGTTCTTTACTAGCACAATAACCTTTGCCATTAAGCATAGCTATACATTCTGATAATCCAAACTCGTAAGTTCTATGAAACCATTCTAGTAACTCATAGTCGTGATTACCTAGTTTAACGTGGGACATTAGATATTCTGTAAGTGTCCATTTTCGTGCTACCGAATTTAGTTTACGTACATCTTCTAATGTAACATTGTCTTTTACAATGTATAATATTGGTCTACCTACAATCTTGTAAGCTTCCAATCTATGTTGTCCTTCAACAACATTCATCTTTTCATCTACAATAATAGGTACTTGCAAATCTTTTTCTTTAATAGATTCTACAAGTCTTCTTACGTGTAGTTCAGTTATAGCTCTATTACCTTTTAGGTATTTAAATAGACTATAGTCTGTTGTTTTATATATTTTATTCTTATCCATTTATTCCTCCTTATAGGTTTATGAATTTCGGCAGCAACGCCAGTGGGTTTACAACGCCGAACGATAAGTCGTTTTGTACTTTAGAACCATTCTAAAATGCCAATAACGATAAAAAAAACCCAGCGTCTATTACAACGCTGGGCTTTGTATATAACTACTTACCAAGTGCTTCCTTGATTCTAGCTATATTGTATTGTTTCATCTCATCAGAAACATCTTTAACTGCACCTGCCTGTTTACTTTTGGGAATAAACTTCTTCTCAAAAGCAACTTCATATGCAAGGTGTAGTTCATTAACAATCGTTTCTGCTCGATTGATATTCAACTGCTGAGCATCACGTCTGAATATAAGCTTATCTACATTAAGCTTAGATATCTCATTACCGACATCTTCTCTTATTGCATTTTCCATAAGCTTCATAGTCTTATCCAATGAATTATTACATTGTTCCAAATGTCTTTCGAAACAACCAATAATAGAATTGGCATTCCATTCAGCAATCATAGCCCAATCTTTTTCTTGGGCAAATGGTGTAATCATTGTTCTAAACAATGTCTTAACACCTTCTTTGATATCAACAGAATCTAAGACATCAGACATAGCATCTAGTCTTGAATCTGAATAATCAGCACTATTTACTTCACTAGCTAACATATATTCCTCCTTTCACTAGAGTATTTAACTCACTATCAACTTCAACTACTTTCGTAGTATCACCCTTGATAATAGCTTCTTCTTTCAAGCTACATAACTCGTTAACTCGCTTTTTATTAGCTTCGTCAACTATTAGCTCATAGTATTTAACATAGTCCATAATAACCTCCTTGTTGTTAGACTAACGTCCACATAACGTGGTAGCGTACATCAACCGAGGGGGTTACCGCAGGGCAATGCGACAAGTGGATCGCACACTATCTAGTGCGTCCATCTTGTTGCATTGAGGCAACAGCCGACCTGCAAGGGGGAGTCCTTGGTATGATAGCGTATCACGTGTGTGTGGGGGGACCCATAGCATAAGGAGTAATCTACATATTACATATGTGATTACGACTGGTTCGTACCTTTGTTAATGCAAAGTACGAAATGCGTATGGGGTGTATGCCCACAGACAAATGCTTCCTGCATTTGGCGAGGACATTCTTTTTTGCCGAAGGCAACCACATATAGTATTGTGAGTATAACGAACAACTAAAGTGCTGTATTTGTTCTTGACACGTAGCATTTTTAAAACTACGTACAGTTAAGGGCAGAATATAATTAGTTATGAAAGATGATCTTACAGACAAGCAAAGACAGCTCGTTGATACTATCGTAGCAACTGGTTGTAGTATAAAGGAAGCTGCTGAAAAGGCAGGATATTCAAGCAAAGGAAGTAAAGAGGCAGCGAGAGTAAGTGCTTCTCGCACACTACGTTTACCAAAGGTACAGACTTATATGCAACAAAGAATTGCACAAACTCTAGGACTTGGTGCAGTAAGTGCGAGTAAAAGACTTATCGAGCTGTCGACTGGAGCTAGAAGTGAATACGTACAGCTAGAGGCAAGTCGAGATATTCTCGATAGGGTAGGTCTAAAAGCCCCAGATAAGATCGCCCATAATCTACAAGGCGATATAAAGATTAACATAGACTTATCGTGAGGCGTTGGTACGCACACCCACTCAGTAAATCGGTAGATTTAGTGGGGGTGGGCGAAACCCACCAGCCTTGGCTGACGAGGCGAGTGCAACAGACAATAAGGTCTTAAAAGGTACATATGGCAAGAGCTAAGTTTAAAGATGTAGCAATACACGAAAGAATCCCAAAGAAGACTAGCATAGGGCGTAGACCAAAAAAGTCTTCTATGAATAAGCATAAAAAGAGATCTTGGAAAGCTTACCACAAACAAGGACGTTAGTGCGTTTCAAATATTTTTTATTTTATATAGGTTAGATCCTTTCAACTTAGGAGGATATATGAACTATAAAGTAAGAATATGGAATAATGATACTTTGAAAAAAGAATTGGTATATTCCGCAGATAATGATATACAAGCAATACAGATGGCTAGTGCAGCAACACCAGATGGTTGTAGATCAACATATGAATTAACAAAGGAGAAAGAACCATGTATGGAAAAAAATCCTATGGAAGCAAATCAAAAGGAAGCGGTCTAACAAAAAAACAAAAGACACTTCCTCCTGCTTTAAAGAAAAAGATAATGGCAGCTAAAAAAAAGAAAAAGTAAATGGCTACCAAAGCAGAAAGAAAGCATATGGATAGAGTAGCTCAACTTGGTTGCTATGTATGTAAAGCACCTGCTACTCTACACCATATTAGAAATAATGGAAGTGGTAATGTTGGTATGGGTAGAAGATCCAGTCATTTTGAAGTAATCCCTTTATGTTATGAACACCATCAAGGTAATACAGGAATACATCTAGATAAAAAAAATTTTATAAAAAAATATGGTACAGAAAAAGAAATACTAGAAAATGTATTACTTATGGTAGAAACTGAGTTATGTCGTTCCTCAATAGTTTAAGTTTAAAAGATCGTAGAAGATTACGAACAATAGTTAAAGCAACACATTTAAAACATTATCCTACACATATGATTACTGACTATGAAGCAGATAAGTTAGTAGAAGCTTTTGGCGAGGAAACCTTATATAAGATGCTGAAAGAGAATGTAGGAACTAATGTCGATTAATTTTAAATATAAACCAGATGGTCAAACTCTAAAAGAGTTTATGAAGTCAGATGACTTCTTTAGAGGATTACGTGGTCCAGTAGGTTCTGGTAAATCAGTATCTTGTTGTATAGAAATATTTAGAAGATCTTTATTACAACAAAAAAATCCACAAGGTGTACGTAAATCTAGATGGGCAGTAATAAGAAATACAAATCCACAGCTGCGAACAACAACAATTAAAACTTGGTTAGATTGGTTTCCAGAAGATACCTGGGGTAACTTTGCATGGTCTGTTCCTTATACACATAGAATATTAAAAAATGATCTAGATATAGAAGTTATATTTTTAGCATTAGATAGACCAGAAGATGTTAAGAAACTATTATCATTAGAGCTTACAGGCGTTTGGATAAACGAAGCTAGAGAAATACCTAAATCAATTATTGATGCTTGTACAATGAGGGTAGGTAGATACCCTTCTATGAGAGATGGTGGTGCTAGTTGGTATGGAGTTATTGCAGATACCAATGCACCAGAAGAAGATCACTGGTGGGCTATAATGTCTGGTGATGTTCCTGTACCAGATCATATTTCTAGAGAAGAAGCTCTTATGTTAATTAAACCAGATAACTGGAGTTTCTATTCACAGCCATCTGCTATGATAGAAAAAAAAGAAAATAAT